GTTCTACCCTGAATAAACACTGAATCAACAATCATATCTTCTAATGCCTGCCCTGTTTTAATTCTATCAACTAAAATAAGTGTATTTCCTTCTGCTCTCATTGTATCAACTAAATCAGCAATAAATTGTAAACGTGTTTCATTTGTTACTAAAAATGTTTGTTCACCTGCGTAAGTTGAGAACACATTTGTTTCTTGTGTTTGTACAACATTAACATGACAATTTGCAAGTACACCTTTGTCTTGCAATTCACTTGCTGACAATGTATTGATAACTTCACCAAGACTTGCTTGTAATGATGCTTTTTCGTAATCTTCTTTTGGAATAGTTCCTGTAAGTCCCCATCTGATTGGTACATTTGCAAATGGACCTGTTAACAATGTTTTAAGTACATCTGCTTTGGCTTGATGCACTTCATCTACCATAACACATACCACATCTTGCAAAAAATCTCCTATGTTTACTTCTGCTTCAAACTTTTTAGTTTTTTTCAACATGTTGTTCAAACTTTGCCAAGTACAAATTGTGTGTTGCTTATCATATTCTTTACGTTCGCCATAGTACACACCAACATCTAGTCCAAGTGTTTTGTAATCACCTTCTGTTTGTGTAACCAATGATTTGTTAGGCACAATCACAATTGATCTTCCATATGGTTGTACCAGTTGTGATAGTGTTGCTGTAATAATTGTTTTACCAGCACCTGTGGCAATCTCTTGTAAGCACTGTGGATTTTCTAAAAACTTATTGATAGTTTCTACTTGATAATCTCTCAAAACAATTGGTTGCCCTGCTTGTGGGTGTTTTGGCCCCCATGTTTTTTCAAAGTGTAAACTTTCATCAATTTGCTCAAATTTGAAATCATGTTGTTGTCTGTTGTCTTCTATATCAATTTCATAATCTTGTTCTTCAATAATTGGTAATATTCTATCCAACAAGTTTAGATACGTCCTACCGCCAATATCACAAAAACGTATGTTACCATCCCATCTACCTAATTTATAAGCAGGAAGATGATATGCATATGGCAAAAAGAATTTAAGTTTGTCAGAAATTTTACGTCTTGTGATCACATCAAGACCTTCAAATTTCACATTAACTTCATCTCTAATAATTAATTTCGCGACTTTGGACATAACACTATAATAACTTATCTATAATAAAAATGCAAGAGATTACTTAGATTTGTAAATAATTTGGCCTCTAATATCAACTGGTAACTCTTTGTAATAACCTTGTTTATGAATAAGCAAAATAATTTTACGTAATTTATCTGTATATTGCTCGCCAAGTTCACTCCATGCAATTAAAAAATTAGAAAGTGTTGTTGCATTGGTATACCCGTACATATGGATTTCCCATGCCCTTGCATCTCTAAATTCTTTATATGCAGGATGATTATTTAATATTTGTATATAATCTTGTATACAAGCACACATGTTGGGATATTTTCTTACTCCCCATGGAGCATTAGGTCTTTTCTTTGCTTTCATATGTGGAATATTTTTTAAATCCCAAGTTCTAATTCCAAAATAATTATGTCCTTCTTTAGCAAATCTTGATTGTCCCCAAGCACTTTCATAAGCCGCCATAGCCACAATTAAATCAAAAGGTACTTGTCTACCAAGTGGATACTTTTTGTAATCAGAATACAAGTTTTCAACACAATAAAAAATTTGTTTTACAAATTGCTCATTGCTTTCAATTGGTTGATTATAGAAATCAACCTTTTTATCAGCACTGGCTAATGTTTTTGGAAAGAATATTCCTGCTATTATTACAATAGCAATTGATAATGTTAATATTTTAAAAGTTTTCATTGTCATAATATAATAGCATATTTACCTGTTTTGTCAATGTTTTTTTGGCTAAATAATTGTATGAAAATCAACGATCTTATAGGTGAATGGAAGGGCAAAGTTCCAACTTCTGTGTGTAGAAGTGATAAAAAACTTGGTGCTTCAGATGAGGCCAGTTGTAAATCACAAGGTTTACGTGCTAGAGATAGTGGTAAAAAACATGATGGTAAAACCTTAAGAGGACGTAAAGTACGTGGCCAAAAATATGGTGGGCCTCTTAAAGATTATTCTTAGACTTTTTTAACTTATATAATTCTTCGTTAAGTTCTTTTACTCTTTTGTATAAAGAGTATTTTTCTTTAACTTCATCTGCTACAGTTTTTTTTAATTGATTAATTTGATCATCTTTTGCTAATAATGATCTACGCATCTGCTCCATAGGATCAAGTTCATGATTCTTAAAACCATATTGTTTTGTTTTATCTTGAGTTTTTGCTGTATAGTTCTGCGTCATCTAATCCTGCTACCCTTAATTTAACAATGTTGTTGATTTGAAATTGCTTGGCGTCAATGGCTTTTAACAAACCAAGATATTTGTTACGCACAAGAGCGAATTCATTAATAAGTTGGCTCATAGTAACAACCTCATCTTCACCATCAATATACTTCTCAGCATCACGAGATGTTAAAGCTCTTTGGTATGCTTCTAAAAACTTTTTATAATGTCTTGCTCTTGTTCTACGTAATTCTATATTAAGATGTTCTAGTATGGCTTCAATTTCTTGTAATTGATTAAATCTATGTTCAACTACGCCAGGTATTTGTGAAGCATTACGTTCAATGTTTCCAGAAAGGCCTGCTTCTTTTCTTGCCTCGTCTAGTTCTTTTAGATAGTAATCAATGCAATCAGGCAATTTGCCTAGATCTTTTGAAACTAATCCATACCAGTTAATCATTAATAATCCTCGTCTTCATCCTCATTATAAGGATCGTCATCTTTTTCTATTTCACCAAATACTTCCTTGTATGCTTCATGTAAATGAGTTGAATGTGAAAACACTTCTTGCCATTCTGGCTCTTCTGCTCCATATTCATCAATCAAATTTACATAGGCAATGGCCGCATCTAGTCTATCCTTTGATGGAATGTAATTTTTAAGTTTACTCCATGCTTCAATTAACACTTGGATATCGTCTGTCATTGTTGCCTTTCTATGCTTCTGCTTCTGCTTCAGCAGTCTCCTTTGTTTCAGCAACTTCATCAGTACCTGTAGTACCCCACTCAGCCATAATTAGATCAAGATTTTCACCTGTCCAATCTTTTCTGTAGTGTTTGTGTTCTTTGCCAAAACGGTCTACATATTTAAGCCTATTACCTTCTTTGACTAACAATCCTTTTTTCTCACAAAGATCAACTAAACCACTATACGGATCCATTCCTGCTTCATATGGAATTTTTACCTGTACACTTTCAAATGGTTTGTTAAATCTTGTTTTCATTACTTTCACTGCTGATCTAATACCAGTAACATTAGATATTTTGTTTCCAGCCTCATCTTCTTTGAGTTTTAATTTCTTCATAGCAACAACAACTGAACTTGCATATACAAATCCCTGTCCACCACTAATCTTATCATCTGGATCAAACATATCTTGTGATGCGTATGTGTGGTTAGTTGCTACTAAACCAATGTTTAGTTCTGCAAACATGTTCACACAATTTCTAATAAGTGCTGTAAGTGCCTTAGGCTTTCTACCCATGTCACCTTTTAAATCACCCTTATCAAACTGATCTTTGTCTGTTTGTGTTAACAACATACCTAAACTATCTATTACAAACATAACTTTTGGTCTTTCACTTTGTTCTAAAGAACCATAGTCTGCTCTATAATTTGTTACAAACTCAGAAATAGTTTTTGCTACATCATCAATCATTGCAACATTGATACGCATTAATTTATCTGGTGATGTATCTACATCAAGTGCTTGTAACCATTTTTCATCCAATGCATTTTCAGAATCAAACACAATACAAAATATACCTTGATCCTGTGCATTTTTAATAATGTTACCAGAAGCAATCAAACTCTTACCAGAACCTGATTCACCTGCTAACATGGTTACACGACCTAGTGGAACACCTTTATTAAAGTCGCCGCTAATCAAATAGTTTAAACAGTAATTACCTGTTGATATCCAATCAACTGGATCAGATTCAAATCCAACGGATATACCACCAATACTTTTTGTTACTGACTTTCTAAATTTACTTACGTCAAATGGTCTTACCATAATATCTCCTTGTCTGTAATAGTGCATAGTTGCCTAC